ACGATCAGGTGTTTTGCGGTTGAACTATCACCAATCGCATTATCCACCGATGCTCCATCCTTTCCATCGGCTGTCATGTCCAGATTGATAAAAGCACAATCCTCAAATTGGGTAGTCCACGGGACAGATCCAGCGGCGAACTTGACCAACAATTTGCCCGCCGTTACAGACCAGGAAAGGAACTCGCAACCGATAAACTTATTCCGGTAACATGCAGTACCAGAGATGATCAACTCAGCATTTGCAGCCGCTCGAATGATCGTTTGCGTACCGATTGAACATCTAACGAAAACGTTTTCTGCACCCGTTACACTCAGGGAATAACTACCCGCCCGTGCGCCTGCGGTGGTATGACCCATCCCCGCAAAAAACACATTTTCGAAGTAGTTACGACCGCCTGACACAATGACCGCCCCGCTATCGGCGGCGGCATCAACTTCGTTAAAAAACTGCACATTTTTTACGATACATCCTTGACCCTGAAAGTCGATCAGGTAGGACAGATCGGCATCTGTGCCTCCGGTTACCCGGCAACGTTGACCAACGCCCGGCAGATCGCCTGATACACCCACGAGATGAGTGTATCCTTTTGACCAATCGAGCGCAACCGTCAACGCGTTTCCAGTAGGACCACCTACCAGGACAATAACATCATTTTGATTGGCGGTGCATTTTGCATACGCCTCCGGGATCGTTTTCAATGGCGACTTAAACGATAGACCCGTTCCACTTGCTGACACTTGCGGATCAACAATGAAAACCTGCGAGTTAGGTCCAACGGGGATCCCCATCAACGAAACCATCTCACTTGCTTGCTTAGGGAACAATCCCATCATAAACCTCCTATGCGGTCAGAACCGCAAATGGGAACCGGCTTGCCTCAACTGGCTGAGCGCGGTTGATCGGGTTCGGCAGGGCAAACCCCAACCGAATAACCGCCCGCAACGCTACCATGTCCTGCTGAGCGAGATTATAGACAATCTGCCCCGCCTGATCCGTGATGACTGCTTCGGTCAGGACTTTATACGTGATATCCTGACGAATGGAATAAACCAACTGATCCCATTGACCCGCGATCATCAATGCGGTTGCTGAATTGATCGAACCATCGGTCGGGAAATAGATCGGTGCGCCGTCCAATTCATACCGGGACGCGTCTTGCATAGATGCTTTGAAGATCGGCATCCCGTTGACATCCCGTACATTCCGCAACTTACCGCGCATGGATAAATGGGCGATTGATCCCGTTACCATATAACCATCCGCCTCGAGCGTCATGAATTGACCCGCAACGCCCGCGCCCGTTTCACCCAAAATGGCTTCATACAGATCGGTGTAAGCCGCAGCCGAAACCGTATTGGCAGCAGCGGTCGAACCCGCAACCAATCCAGCCGCGCCTAAATCCGTAGTCCATGACGCCGGGATATTCGTTCCGTGAATGAGTGCCGCGCTGATCGCAACGCTGAAAGCCCGTTCGATCTCAGGCTTGATATTGCCCCATATATCATAGGACGCGTCATCCAGGACCGCCTCCGGGATCGGGACAATGACCGCCAACTCCTCTGCGGTGAGATACTTATTTTCCCAGTTGACTTCCGAGGTCTGTTTCAACCCGGTATCACCTGACACAAAATACGCACTCGCAAGCGCAGACATTACAGGCATCCGCCGTTGATATGACGGCATATCGGGCAACCGCTTTGCCAACTGCATTACAGGATTTAGCACCGGTAACGCGCTGATAATCTCGGCAGCCACATCCTCAGGGATGAGGGGTGATGCTTCCGTTCGTGAAATTTGCGAATTAAAAGGCATGATTTAACTCCTACCCGCCAAACGGCGGATCGATCCATTCATATCAGATTTAACCGGGACATCTGATCCCGTCCCTGATCCCGCTTTTCCAGGTGGGGTAGAGATCCCGAACAATTCTGGCGCACTCTTGCGGATTGACTCCCAATCGGGCGCGCCTGATTTCAAGAACAACCCTTCCGATACTGCAATTGCAAGGGCAGCCTTCGGATTTTTGCATTGGATCGCAGGACGGGACGCATCCTCTAAAAATGCGGCACGTTGCTCCGCCTGATCCAACTTACGCAAGGTTTCAGTCAGTTGACTTTCCAACGCTGATCCCTTTTCCGCCTTCCCTAACAATTCCTTGACTTGATCCCGTAAAGCATCACGCTCCGACCGGGTTGCCTTGACCGTATTCAGCAAACCAGACGTATGCTCTTCATACATCCTTTTGACTTCCGGGTCTGCCGTTTCAAGCCATTTATCAAACGTTACAGGGACAGACGGTTCGCCCGCTTGATCCCCACTTACACCAACAGACTTTGCAATATCATCAGGCATCTAGCCCTCCTTATTTAGATCATCCAGATCAAATATTATTATAGCACGTGTGTCAATCCTTTTATCCATTGACTTTTCCCGTTTCAGGATCGAACCCCTTGATCGGCTCGAACCTGATCCCTCGATCACCAGGATAAGGAACATTATGACTAACGAACCAATCTAAAATATCTTGCGGTATTCCATCGGGAAACGCCTCGCAACCCTTCACGATATCCGGGTTATTCTTATGGGAATGGATACAATAATCGCAGATTGGATTAACTGACATATAAACCTCCTTTATAAATCATCCATAAACTCCATGATCTCAGGGATAGGGATCCCCCCGTCCCCCTCCATGTATGCAGATACCGCCTCCGCGAAGCACTCCGATTCACTATCGTTAGCCCTCGATTTCAATTTTCCGGTATGGACATATTTATCATAGATATCAACCCACCGCTGGCGCAAAGCGGGCGAAAACCCCCTATAAATAGCATGTCCTAATTCATGACAAGCAACGCCCCGCGCTGATAAAACATAATGAGAAAACTCGTTTAATGTGTTGTATTTCCATTCCCCATTAAACATAATCGCTCCCAAACCACTACTATATGTGGCGTTATAAAACACCCCATTTATTCTAGGTGTATATAAGACATCGAGATCAAATGGAACATATCCAGCAAACCGATCCTTGATATCATCAAACGCCCCCCATACCTCCGCTAATTCATCCGCGTTTGTCCACTCCTCGAATATGTTTTCGTTATCCAGAACCCCTATATAATCCCGAACCTTTTTTCGTTGAAAGTCAGATAGATAAAACTCATTTTCAACGTGCCGAATATAATCCGGTGGCGTTTTCCGTGTTGTAATTCTAGGCATTACGTCCCGCTTGATCGGCACTTTTCTGATAACGTCATCATGATTTATCCCGAATATGATCTCCGAATTGCGCCCCGTCATTACACCAAACGGCGCTTGTACACTGCACTCATAAACTTTGGCGCGAGGATGTTTTTTTACATAATCCTCCGCATCCCGCAGATCCAGAAAACCGAGCGATCCCCCCTCAACCTCCCCTTCACCAACCCAATAAACTTTTAGCCTTTTATAATTACCATCCGCCCCTAATGCATCGATATCAAAATCAGATCCGAAATACACCTTATACATATTGGATTGATGCGGTTCGCTCATCCCCCTGCGCATTGCATCCTCTAATTTCCATCTAGGGTTAGCCCCCATGTGTTTGCGGATCATGGCATCATGCTCGTATTCATCCATGAGTTTTAGCACATCCTGATAATTACGAGATCCGATCACGCCGTTAACATCAGGATAACGCTCAAATCTCGAATAATCACCAGTACCAACAGAACCGACAACCGGCGCAGGACTGATCGGCGCAGGACTTACAGGACTGACACCCGACCCGCCTCCAGATGACGGTGCAGGTTTGTCAGGCGGTAATTTAGGCGGTTTAGCAGGCGGTACATACCCTAACTCCCTCAATGTCTTAATACGGGGATGATCACCCCATATATCCGATCGAGTCCATCCGATCAGATCATCCAGACTAACCTCCCCGTTTTGCCACATCTGATATTTTATCTTGCCCATCCGCGCCGCTTGCTGATCAGGGGTTAGATCCTGAAACCAATCTTTACCCAATTCCCAATCGGGACGCCCCATCCCCATCACGTCCGCAATAACATCACACTTCCCGCGAGGATGATCCGTTAGGTCATCCGCTAATTCGAACCGTTGACCATCTAACATCAAGCAACCAAAACAGGCGGTTGCCTTTTTTACCATCCTATAAAATCCCCTAACTACTCCAGACTTGCGATACTCCTCAACTGATCCAACTCGATACGCCCGCGCAACCTCTGTGCGTGATATCAATAACGCC